GTTGCGGCCGGCAGGCCGAACCGTTAACCGGAACGGTAGCACTATCCCCCCCGGCGTGTCAAGGGGACGGGTCACAGTTTCGGCGGGGGACTTGGCACGCCTCTCGCGTGCTTGACTTAGACGGGCGGTTGTGCCGGTGGGATTGGAACGCCGCTCGGTATTGCATCGCTTGATGTGTCGAGCGATGCGAGCTTGTCTAGCTCGTCTTGTACTTGCTTGCGCGTGCTATCTATCGAGGCTTGCTCACTCTTGAACGCCTCGAGCTTTGCCGCTCGCATGTCGAGTGACGCGAGCCGCTCGTACAATGCGGCGACCTGGCGGTAACGTGTTGCGAGCTGCGCGTTAGTCACGGTGTTACCTCTCGACGCGCGATGCATTCAAGACACACATGGCCGCACCCGCTCTCGAGCGGCTCGGCGCTCAGTATCGCTTGCAACATATGCACACGCGCGGCGCGGCTCGATGCGATCACGACTTGATCGTTGCATATCATTGCTAACAGGTCATTCGCATCTTGTTGATTGAGCAAGATTACTTTCATTTGATTGCAACCGTGGGAAGTAACGGCCGATAGTGGACGTGTACGTGATCGGCCTCGAGTATCACTCCATAGTCACGGCCGAGCATTGCTTGTATGTGCTCAATTAGTGGGCCGACGTCGTCGGGCTCGAGGTCGCGCGTGCGAAAGTCGAGCGCACGCCCGGCGTAATGCTCGCTCGCTTCAGTGTGCGACCCGTCGTTGCCGGCTGTAATCACACACGTCACGTTGAGCAGTGAGTACGCGCGCTCGACCACGATAAGCGCGAGCACCATTTGCGGCACGAGGCCGAGCAGTGTCACGCCGGGTTTAATCTCGAGCGTCATGGCGTCGGCGTCGTCGAGTTCCGCGAGATTGAAATACTCGCGCCCTTCGGCTTTGCGTTCGTTGTCTTTTGCGTCGAGTTCATTGGGATAGTGAACAAGAGATCAGGGGACGGCGGACTCTCGCATAGCGGGGGCGCGAGCGGGACGAGCTGCGCGTCGTTCGGGCCAATGGTCGGCGCCGTCTCGGGTCCCGACCACCAAGGCATTGTGACGCCGCCCCACAACCACCAAGAGGTCGCGGCGTTGAGCGGCCCGGCCTCGGCATACGTGCGGCCGCCGACGGTCGCGAGCCGCCGTGCGGTCCCGCTAGCGTCCATCCCGTTGACGTTTATGTCGTTGCCGAATTCATCGCCGCCGCTCCCGAACGTCCACGCGCCGTCGGCGTTTTGCATCGACGCGCACGAGTAGGTCGTTGTCACCCACGCGCGGCAAACCCAGCCGCCGGCCGGCTTAAAGTCGTAATCTTTGGTCGTGCCCGGGAATGCGACCTCGTCGTTTACGACCCAGCCCGACACCGAGGCGCTCGCGGTCCCGAGGCCGCATTGAATGCGCCACGTTCGGAGCAAGCCGCCGTCGAGCGGCGTGTTATCGGCTTTCTCGCTCGGCGGGATCAGCGTAACCGTGTGGACCTCGGCGCGTACGTGCCCGGGTGCGAGCAGCATTGCGCCGACGAGCAGTAGGGCCGCCGGCGGCGCTTTCGGGTGCCACAAGGCGCGGACCTGAGTGTAGATATAGACGACGACCGAGCCGGCCGTTATCAATAGACTGAGCTGCTCGCCGGCGAGCGGGACTCCGAGCAAATTGCACACGAGGCCGAGCACGACGGCCGCCACGCTTCCATGTTGCGCGACCTGGCGCGCCATCCATGTCGAGAACAGTTTACGCAGCACGGGCGCTCCTAATCGTTTCGAGCCACGGTCGGTAAGTCGTGCGCCAGTATGCGCCCGAGAGCACGTCGCGGGGATAGACCCGCAACCACGCCAGAAAGCCGAGGTCGAATTGAGCCCAACCGTGCGCCTCGTACGTCTCGGCAGGGTAGCCGAGCAAGCGCGCGTGTACGGCCGCCGTCGAGTTCCACGCGACCGCGCTCGAGCAGCCCTTGAGGTCGTCCGCGAGCGTCGGCTGTTGTCGCGCCTCGGTCCACATACGCGGGTGAGGCCGGAATTTGCGGTTAGGCTTGCACAGTTCGGCCGCTAACCATTTGTCGCCGCCGGGCGTGTACCACACGTCGACAAGCTCGCCGCGTTGCTGCTCTGTGCTCGAGACGTGCCCGAGCACGAGCACGGGACCGCCGTCCTTTGCTTTGCTTTTCGGCGGCGTGATTGCGTCGACGAGGTCGCCGCGCTCGGGTATCGGGTACTCGGCCAAGAATCCCCAATTGCCGAGCTGAAAGATGCGTGCGCCGCTCTTGTCGCCGGGCGCGAGCGAGAACGGGTGCGCGTCGATGCAAATGATCGAGTCCGCGCGCCCGCCGTTGTCGCGCTCGACTTGCTCGGCTTGCGGCCATCCCCAGCACAAATACCAGTCGGCGCCCGTATCGTACGTCGACACTATCTCGTCGCCGCTCTCGCGAATCGCGTCGACGAGCGTCGCAATGTGGGGACTCTTTCGCACGCCTATTTTCATTCTTGGTACCGTTGCGGATAGCGGGAGAATCGTTCTAGGCCGCGCCGTTCCTCAGTCCTGCAGCGCGAGCTCTATTGCTTGTGGATAGCGGGACTATTTCGCCAATGGGCCGAGCGCAATCGCGCTCGCGGTGTTCGGGTCCGCGTCGACGGGCGCTTTCGGCGTGCCGATTTGCGCGTCGAGCTGCGCGCCCTCGGGCAACGCGCCGGGCGCGTTCAATTGCCCGGGCGTCGGCTTGGGGAAGATTCCCTCGGCCACGTTCAAGATTCGATTGACGACCGAGGTCGCGACACGTTGAGTCCGAAACGCTATCGGCATTTTAGAATCCCCCAGCGACTTGTATTTCGTCAGTGTTGCGCGTCGGCCCGGCGCCCGGCGCGGCCTTGTATAGCTGCCATTCCTTGCGACCGCCGCCGTGGTCGACGAGCCGGTATATCGCGCCGCTCGCATCGGTTCGCGTCTCGGCGTTCGTGGGCTGGCCGGCGGCCGAGCGGATCGCGTCGCCGGTCGCGCGGCCGGCTTCCGTGCCGAGGTCGATTAGGGCGCCGCCTACGCCCTTAATCACGCCCTTTGTGAGCTTGGTTATGGGCGCCTCTGTCTCGCCTTGCGGCGCGTTGGGATCGGTCGGCGGCCCGGCCGGGTCGGTCGGCCTCGGCACGCCGGCGCCGGGCGGCGCGACGTAGCCGGCGAGCGGCCCGAGGTCAATCGGCGCCGTCGTGAGCTGGTCAAGGTACTTGTCGGGCAATCCCGCCGCCTTGCCGGCTTTGAGCGCCGCCGTATTGCGGTCCATTTGCGCGGTGTTCTCGTCTTGTATGCGCTTCGTCGCGGCGGCTATCGCGGTCGCGCGCTGGTCGGGCTCGAGCATCGCATTGTTGGTTAGGACGAATTTGGCGAGCTGGCCGGCTTCACCCATCGCGTTGAAATACTCGTCGCCGGGATTCTCGCCGGGTCGCACGTTCACGCCGGGATTCATAATTTGCCCGATTGCCCGCATCAAGAGCTGGTCGGTATAGCTGTTCGGGACTTTGACGCTCGCGAGTTCCTTAAGCGAGCGCGCCGAGCTTTCGACCTGCCGGAACGGGAGCGAGGTCGCTTGCCAGTCCTCGCGCGTGTTCACGAATCGCGAATTTTGCTGTACGTCGAGGTCGCGCGCGCGCTGCTCGGCGTCTTTGGCGGCGTTTACCGAGTACTCTTTCGACTTGGTCTCGAACGCGGTCGTAGCGTCTTGGATTTTCCCGTACTCGTCGAGCCCTTGTTGTCGGGTGAGCGGGTCTTGTGCGAGCTTTTGCGCGCCGTGCGCGCGCGCGAGTAGCGTCGACGCGATAGCTTTGTCCTCGGGCGTCGTCGCGTCGTCGAAAATCTTTTGTGCGCCCTCGACCATCGGCGCGAACGTCTCGCCGATTGTGTGCTGTATGCCGGCCTCGCGTTGCACGGTTTGAATATTCTTCAGCGCCTCGGGCGCGCTGTAGACGCCGTGCGCGAGCAAGCCGGCGGCTTGCGTTTTTGCTTCCGCCGGCAAGAGGTCGTCGGCTTTCACGGCCGCCAAGGTGTCGTCCATTTGTTGCCCGATTGCGGCCTTTTGCGCACGGAACGAAAGCGCGCCGCCGGTCGCTTGATCGAGCAGAAACCGAGCCGGGCCGAGGCCGGCGTGCGCGGCTTTGAATTCTTCAAACATCGACCGATACCTCGTACATGGTCCCGAGCTTGCGCAGCTCGCGCGGCTTATACTTGAGCAAGCGCCGATAGTGTCGCTCGGCGAGTCCGTTTATGTCGATGCCGTGAAATTTCGAGAGGCCGCCGGCGCGCGCGAACGCAATCGCCTCGTCGAGCAAGCCGGCGAGCACGCCGCCGCGCTCGGCGTAGAAGTGAATGATCCCGCAAGCGTTTACGAACGCGCTCCGATTGTTCTCGCAAATCAGGAAGCCGCCCGGCTCAACGAACAACGCGACGTCGCGATCCTTGAGCCGCTCGGCTAGCTCGAGCACGGCCGCGCCCGTGTCGATCACGGTCGGCATGGTCGACAAGCCGCGCTCGAGCAGCTCGGCGCAATGCGCGACGGTAAGAGCGCGCGTCATACCGTGTGCGTGAGGCCGCCGCCGACGCCGCCTTGGATCGCGAACGACGAGCCCTCGCCGTGCCCGGTCGATTGCGCCGTTCCCGACGTGAAGCCGTACGACGTCGAGCCTTGATCGCCAAAGCTCGAGGAGAGCGCCTCGGAGAGCTGCGACGACTGACTCGAGCCGAGCACGGTCGGGCCGCCAATGATCGACGACAAAATTTGATACGGCTGCAAACCCGCGTTCGCGCCGCCTTGTTGTATGCCGAGCAACGATTGCAACGCGCTTAGACCCGTCCCGGCGCCGGCGACCGTCGTGTCGGCGAGCTTGCCGGCCGCCGCGTCGCGCGCGGCTTGATCCTGCGAAATGATCGAGCTTGCGCCCGTGGCGAACTGGCCGGCCACGGCCTTAGAGGCCGCCGCGAGTTCTACGGCGTCCCTCGAGCCGCCTAGCGTGCCCGACGCTACGCCGCGCGACGTGATACCCGGCGCGAGCTTCTCGTTGAACAGGTCGCCTAGTTGCGTCTTAAGCGTCTCGAGCTGCGCGTCGCGCGCCGTCGTGTCGCCGCCGACGCGGCCGGCGAGCGCGGCCGCGCCCGGGTTGTTGTTGAGCTGATCGAGAAAGCCGAGGCCGCCGCTAAATAGTTGCTTCGACGCGGCCGACACGCCGCCCGTGTCGACGCCGGCGGCCGCGCCGGCGGCGCCGCCGTAAACCTCTTTCAACAGGTCGGCGAGAAAAACATTCTGCTCGCTCGAGCTTTGCCCGGCGCTCGTCGAGGTCGAGTCGCTCCCGGTCGTGCCGAAGCTCGACGAGCTATTGATCCCGATTTGGCTCGAGGTCGATTCCGAGTCCGATTGCTGTTTCGACTTACTGAAGCCGAGAGACATAGTGCGCCCCTAGAGTTTGTGCCACGCGGCGCCGCGCCGCTCGTACAGTCCCGCGCCGGCGCCCGGGTTCCAGTTTGTGCCGTCGGCGTACACGGTGTCGCCGTCGTCGTAGCGCGCCGGCTCGGCCGCGAGCCGCGCGAATCGAACGCTCGAGACTTGCGGCGCGCCGAGCACGCCGGCTATTTGCCGGAGCTGCAACGCGAGCCACGCTCGCAAGCCGGGCGGCGCGTCGGTCGGGATCGCGGTCGGCTCATACATAGCCGCGTACCTCGGCCTCGAGGTCGGCGCCGCTCACCCGCCACACGTCGACGTCTTGGCCGCGTATTTCCCACGACAAGAATCGGCCTTGGGCTCGCACGTTGACGAACGAGGCGGGCGGCACAAGCGCGCGCTCGGCGTCCCATAGGATCGCGTCGGTTACGCTGTTACGTGAGCCTACGCGGCAATACAGGGTCCCGGGCGTCTCATTGGTGCGAACGTGAAGCCGGCGCGCAAATTTCATTCGCTCGGGCGCTCCGAACGCTAGATCGTGCCGGTAGATCGCCGCCGCGACGGCGGTCGGCGTCTCGTCGTTCTCGAGGTACAGGTCGTCGGAATTGGACCCGGTAATGAGCTGCTCGACCGCGAGCGAGAAATTGGCCGAGTTCCACGCGCTATCGTCGAGGTCCCACGCTTGCGAGTCGGCGTCCCATGACTCGTCGGGCGCCGTGTCGTTCACGACGCCGACGTCGCCGCACGTTAGCTCGACGAGCGCGCGGATCGACCACGCATCGGCGGCTAGGTGATAGACGAGCGCCTCGTCGCAATAGGTGTTCCCGGTCGTCGGGTAGCAAACCCAAACCTCGCCATGCGTGCGGTCGTGCATGACAAAGAGGTTTTCGTAAGAGGCTTGGTCGAGCTGCGAAAAGAGGTAATCGCGGACGCGGCCTTGCGCGATGCTCTGCCAGTTGACGCCGTCGGTTAGGAAAATATCGCCGTCGGCGACGACAAAGACTTTCCCGCCGACGTCGATTGCCGCGTGGCGCGTGAGCGCGCCTCGATCGCCGTCGAGCAGCCGGAGCGTAAAGATGCGCGGATTGTCCTCGAGGTAATTGATCCCGTACGTGCTCGAGCGTTTGAACAACAGGAGCGTGTCTTGCAACGGGACGCCGCACATACACGGCGACGGCGTGTCGGCGGCGATCCCGCTCCCGGCCTCGTTCGTTGCGGCCGCCGTCCACGTTGAGGGAACGTCGCCGGGCGCCGCCGCGTCGCTCCAAAGGAACTCCGATTCAAAGTGCCCGGACGGGCCGTCAATGTCGAGCGCGAACAGGTGAAACTTAAACGCGACGAGCGATTTGCAAATGGTCCCGGCCGGCCATCCCGGGAGCGCGGCGCTCGGCGTCCCGACGTCACCCGCCCAATAGCGCGGCGCGTCGAGGCCGTTCGTAAAGCACGGAATATTATTCAAGAGCGTCGACGACCATTGCCACGGGTGAGAGACGGCCGTGAGCGCCGCGCCCTCAATGTCGGAAATGTTCGACGTCTCGAGCGCCTTTAGCGATGCGGTCCCAAAGACGAGCCAGAAGTTAGACTCGGTGATCCCGCCCGGCGCTCGCACGTTGAGCAAGTGATAGACAGGATTGACGTTGTTTTGTGTGTAGGCCGCGCGACGGCCGGCAATGCGCTCGGCGAAGCCGTTTCGAAACGCCACGTTGCGCGCGAGCGTATAGAAGTCGGGACCGACCTCGTTCGCCGGCAAGTCGATTGCGACGCCGCGCGTCGGTCGGACCTTGAGTGTTTTTTTCGGGTAGCTCACTGGACTATAAAGGACTTCGTGCCGGTGTTGGGATAGCCCGACGTGTTCGGCGACCATGCCCATTGAGTGTGCCCGAGGCCATCGTTAGCGGTGTATGCGCTGCTCGCGCGCGTCAAAACATTCCCGTCGATATTGATTGAGCGGAACGTCGCGTCGCTGTTGGCTACGCTCGTCCCGTGGAGCTTGAACAGCACAAAGCCGCTCGCGTTGTTGTCCCACTCGACGGCGTCGACCGTCGCGGCCGGGATCGCGCTCGGCGAGAGCGTTCCGAAAGCGCCCGTTAGGTACCCGAGCGTCCCGCCGCTGCTGCCGATAGTGAGCCTCGCCGAAAGTTTCGCGGCGAGGCCGACAAGCACGGCGAGAATTCCGCCCATGCTAGGAAACCATGCCCGAGCACATATACGAATCGCTGCCGAGGTTAATCAAATACATGAGGCCGCGAACGGCGATTGTGCGATCCGCCGACGCGCCGCCGGAAACGCCCGCGAGCGCGAGGTTAGTGCTCGACCGAGTCAACGGCGTCGTCCCGTCGAGGTTATTCATGATCGCGCAGCAAAAGCCGGCGGGTAGACCGGCCGGCAACACGACGCTCGTGACGCTCCCGCCGACATAGACCGTCTTTCCCATATCGGCCGCGACGAGCGTATACGCGCCGGAGCCCGTGTGTATCTCGACCGGCATTCCGACATAGCCGACCTCGGACGAGCTGGCGCGCGGCGCCGTGACAACGCCGGCGTTGCTGAGTTTGAGCGACGGCGCCGCGCTCGGCCCGAACAGGAACGCGCCCGAGTCGGCGCGGAAACATAGGTCGCCGGCCGCCGAGCCGTTGATAAGGTTCCCGGCCGCGCCGGCGATCCCGATATAGCCGTACGTCGTGCCGTTCGACGTGAGCGACGCATAGGGCGAATGTGCGCCCGTGGCCGAGAGCGCGTAAATACAATCGCCGCCGGTGATTGTGACGCCTTGATTGTTCGTGAACACGTTCGGCGCATTGATAAGCGGGACGTTCGCCGATAGTCGCGCGTCGGCGATTGAGCCGGACAAATTCGCCGCCGGAATGTTCGTTAGATTCGCCGCGCTCACGGCCGGGAGCGTCGCCGGGAACCGAGCGTCGGGAACTGTACCGCTCGCGAGGTTTGAGGCGTTGAGCGCCGTAATGCCCGAGCCGGCGCCCGTGATTGTCGTCGCCGCCACGGTCGCGGCCGTGACTGTGCCCGTGAGCGTCGGCGAGGCCGAGAGCACGACATTACCCGTCCCGGTCTTACCCGTGACGCCCGTGAGATTGTTTAGCTCGGTTTGCGACGCCGTGACGGCGCCCGTGATCGCGGCAAAACTGGCAAGCAGGGTCGCTTTTATGCCGCGAAGGTGGTCGTCGCCGGCCGATTTCGGGTCGGTCGCGCCGACCGGGTTTGTCGCGTTGAGCGACGAGATAAACGAGAACGTCTCGAGTCCCATGCTTAGCGACCTCTCCCGACGCGGGTTTGTCCGAAATTGTAGGCCGGCAAGACCGAGGCGCCGCCGATACGCCGGCGCGTAACTTTGTTGAGGTCGGCGGCCGCCTTTGCGAATTTGGCGAGCGCGCGGTCGGCTAGTTCAATGTCTTGCGAGTACTCGTACAGCGCGCCGAGCGCGCCGTAGGTATACAAATCTTCGTTGTTGTCGAGCAGCGCGTTTGTCGCGGTCGTCGCGAGCGGCGCCGGCCATCCAATCACGACGAGCGACAAGTCGGCGTCGGTCCCGGGCACGCCTCGAAACTCGATTGTTTGCCCGACGATTGCGTACTCGTAAACGTCGGCGTCGTCGCGCAGCCGGCGAATGCCCGAGACGCCCGCATTGTTGAGCGCGTAACTCTGGCCGCCACGGTCGACGGCGTAGGCCGCGCGGACCTCGCGCACGTTGCCGCTCAAATTGTAAATCCCGCCGCTCGAGCGGTCGGCCTCGAGCAGTGTCACGCGGACCTCGAGCGCCTCGACCTCGCGGCGAATCATCGCCTCGGCCTCGCGTATGAACGTGACGACCTCGGTTGTTAGCTCGGGCCGCACGGCGCGCGCGAGAATCCAAGCCTGTAGCGTCGTGTAATTAAGGCTCATGGTTGCTCCGGTGAACGGCCAGCTCGAGCTGCATTACGCGCCATTCGAGCAACGCGAGCGTCGTGTTGCCGGTGTTGGTTGTCACGATTAGCCAAGTGAGGCCGCCAAGGATCGCCGCGCGCGTGAGATACGTTACCAGCTCGTCCCATTTGTGCACCCGCACGAGAACGTCGCTGTCTAGTCGGCGGCGTCCCGTTTTCATCGCCGGAGAATTATTCCCTTGTGAGTCGGCGACTTTTTTCCTTCGTATTTGTTGAGCTTGTACTTTGCGCCCTCGTCGCTGTTTAGGAATTTTTGCCATGCTTTGTGCCGCTGCGCTCCATCGCCAAAACGCAGCTCGGGATGGCGAAAGATCGCGGCCCAATAATCCGTTTCGTGCATCGACCATTGCACGCGGCCCGAATGATCCGGTAGCGCGTTCGTGCGGCGCTCGCGGCGCATACGCTCGTTTAGCTCGAGGATTCGCCGACGCTCGGCGAGGCCGGCGAGTGCCTGTTGACGGGCGCGCGGTGATAGTCGCATCGTGCTCGAGCACGGCGCCGGCTACGGTCGCCGGCGCCACGCTCTCCCCCGCGCCTTACGCCGTGACGGCCGTTGCCGGCTTAATGTCCCGTATGACCGCGTGCGCGTCCTCGCGATGCGGCTTCACGAGCCACTCGACCGCAATGTGGCGGTCGTCGCGTAGCGCCGACTTTTTGCCGAGGTCGACGACGTTGTACCCGATCAGGTACCCGAGCGAAACCTTATTCGGGTCGAAAATGAACACGTCGACGCAGCTCGCCACGTTCGACGACGTCCCGCCGCCCGTGTAAGCCTGTTGCGTGCGATTCGGCACGAACGTGATCTGATAGCCGAAGTCGGAGATCACGCCCGAAAACCATCCCTGACCCGTCTGCGCGGCCGGCGGATTGTTCGCGCTCATGGTTGCTTGCGGCGTCGCGACCTTGATCGTCGCGTCGACGATTTTCGCGTTGAGCCCTTGGATAAGCGCGCCCGTGCTCATGAGGTATTGCGGGTCGGAACGCTTCAGGAACAGCGCGAGCAATTGCGTCGTAACCATCGACCACGCGAGCGCGCGCCCGACGCCGACCGTCGGCGCGTCGACGACGTGCGTCGACGTGTTGTACCCGCCGCTCGAGCCGCCCGAGCCGAGCGAGTCATTCGTCGCGAGCCACGCGGAGAAGCCGCCCGTTTTTTGCGCCGTGTTGCTGTTGTTGCCGACGACCGACGCTTGATGTGAGAGCGCGATTGCTTCGACGTCTTGCCGAATCGCCATCAATTCCTTATGCGTCTCATAGGCCATTTGATCGCCGTCGCCGAGCGTCGCCGACGCTTTCGCGGTCGAGCTGACCTGTAAGAAACCGTCCGAAATTTGCGTGCGATTCGTGACGCGCGAGCCGGTCGCGGCCTTTGGGCTCGCCGGGTCGTCGCCGGCGATCTTCGCGTTGCTCGTGCTCGGAACGCGCACGTCGTCAAACGACCATTCGTGCTTGTCGCTCGTGATCGCCGAGTCGTTGCCGATCAGATTCGTGAACGGCGTATCGGCGACCGTTTGCAGGAAAAACACCGTGCGATACAGGTCCTCGCGAACGAAGCCGCCATCGGTGAGCGCGCGTAGGTCGACGACGTCAATTGCGTCTGCCGGAATTGCCATTTGATTAGCCTCTCGAAGTAGGTTAGGCGCCCGCTAGTGTTTGCGGTCGCTGAATGAGTCCCGAAACGACGCGACCTCGCGCTCGACGCGGCCGGCGGGCGCTTTCCTCGATTCGGTCTTACCGCCGGCGGCGCTCTTGCGCCCCGTGCCGAGCGGCTTGCCTCGACGTTCTTCGACGGTCTTAAGCGCGCGCCGGACTTTCTCGTCGAGCTTTTGCGCGTCTCGGACCATTCGCATAACGCCGTGGTCGAGGTTCGCGAGCAGGAATGACGCCGGAATGCCGTAGCCGCTCAAATGCTCCGTGATCGCCTTAAGCTCGCTCTCGCGAACGACCGGGTCCGACCATTCGGGAATGTTCTCGACGATACCCGCGCGCGCTAACCCGCGTTTACGCTCGAGAACGGCCCTTACTTTCGCGACGGCTTCCGGCTTCAAAGAATCCGCCGGCAACGCCGCGAGCATTTCTTGCAGCTCGGCTTGTGCGTTTACCTTGTCTCGCTCATGCGTCCGCCGTTCCTCGTCGAGTTTGAGGGACGCGGTAGCAAAGTCGTCCCGCTCTCGCATGAGGTCCTTTAGCTGGCCGAGCGTGTAAGGCTTCTCACCCGCTCGGGAGCTTGGGACCTCAATGCCATAGAGGGACTTTTCATCGACGCCTAGCGCCTTGGCTAGCTCGCCGACGTTCTTCGGCTGTTTCGGTTTGCCCGGCTTCTTTTCGTCGCCGGCCTGACTCTCGTCGCCTACTTGTGCCGCATCGTCGCCGCCTTTGTCGTCGAGCGCGTGCAAAATCTCGGAGAATTCCTCGAGACTGCTCGACCGCGCCGGCGTCGTCTGGCGTGTGCTCGCCGCCGGCTTTTGAACGTCGCCGCTCTCGCGTGCGCCGTTCGTATTCGTTTCGTCTGTCATGCTTCGTTACCTTTCGAGCCGCTCTCCGGCTTGGGCAATTGTTTCTGTGCGCTCTCGCGCGTCTTAAGCAATTCGGTCGTCGCGCCGCCGACGATTTTCGCTTCCTCGACCTCGGACCCGAGCACGTCGCTCCAGTAGCTATGCTGCAAGCTCGAGTCGTGCTTGTACTTGTCGAGCGCGATGGTTGTTTCCTTGGTCCCGATAGCGCGGTCCATCAAGCTCTTTCGTTGCTGCGCGTCTTGCTGCGCGGCTTGCGCCTTGCTCGCGAGTGCTTGTTGCGCGGCTTGCGACGACGGGTTGATAAAATACTGTTCCGGGTTTGCGAGGTCCGACACGCGACACCATTGCATGAGCGTGCGGTAGTACTTTTGCGCGTTTATCAAAACCTCGTCCATGCCGAACTGTGCCGCGAGCAGCTCTTGCTTTTCTAGCAGCCGCTCGAGCGCGGCGGCGACGCGCGCGCGCTCGCCGGGACTCTGACCAATTCGCGGCGTAACGGCCGAGCGCGGGCGCCATTGCGCCGGGACTGCCGATTGCCAGCCGCCCGAGCGGCGAATATTGACGGCCTCGGCGTAGTTCGAGCGTAGCGTCGCGTGCGCGAGCAACCACACGCCCCGAATGAGCGTCTCGGCGGCGATCTTGGTCATGAGCGCGGCGAGCTGCTCCATCGCGCTATATGCGCGGTCGAGCCCCTGCGAGCCGAGCCGCGCATTCGGGCCGCCGACTTGTGCTTGCGCGCTCGCAAGATCGAGCGCCGCGCCGCCCATTTCGGCTCGCTCGCGTTTGAGCGCGTCGACGTTTTGCAGGATCGACACGGAATTGTCGGGAACCTGTAGCGGCATGACGGCGGCGCGTATGTCTTGCACGCCGTCGGCGCCGCCGTAGCGCACCCGCACGACGCCGTTCGTACGGCCGTCGGCGAGGTCGGCGTCGTTCGTAGGGCCATCGAGCACGGCGAGACGGTTCTTTGTAACCGTGTTCACGTTGTCGTGTAGCGCGCGCTTAAAACCCGTGTGCTCGTCTTGCGTTTGCCGGAGCTTGTCGTACTGACTTATCCCGGTCGCGCGATTCGGCATTAGGAGCGTGACGCCCTTCGCGTAGGGCACTATCTCGGCCGGGTCGTTGGAAAGAATTACGCCGTCGTCGTAGTGAAAGCACACGCGCCGCCGCTCCGCGATCCCGTCGTCGTCTTGGTCGACGAGCATGTACCCCTCAAACCATTCGATCTTTTCGAGCGTCTTGTCGGGAAGCGTTTGATCGTTCGGCACGGTCCCGCGCACGTTGCGCACGACGGCCGCCGGCGCGTTCCCGTAGGTCCGCATCGGCGTGAGGCGCGCGGCCTCGGCCTTGGTGCAAACGCCGAGGCGCACAAGCTCGCTGCGCGTGCTCTCGTGACGCTCGAAAACGGCCTCGCATTCTTGCAAGTCGTGCCGGTCGTAATTTTTGGGGTAGTGGAAATTTTCGTTCGCGACGCAGCGCGCGCAAAAACGCTTGTGCTCGCGCGTCTCGCGCGTCGATAGCTCGCTCGTCGCGGGATCGTAGGAGATCAGCTCGGCCTCGGGCGCGACTAGCTCGTAAATTTCCGGCTCGACGCGGTCGTAAACCCGCGTGCTCGTTTCCGTGTACGTGTCGCACCAAACCTTGACAATGCCGTCGCGCGCCACGAGCGCGTTTTTGATCGCGCTCGCGAGTTCGATGTAACCATTTTGCGTTTTCATCACAAAATGCGTCACGGCGTCGGACTCGAGCGCGGCTTGTTCCTCGTCGTCCTCGCCGAGCGCGTCGAAGTCGGCCACGTTCGACGTGCTGTAGGCGTCCATCATTTGCGCGAGGTTTGCTTCGACGCTCGCGGAAAGATCGCCGGCGACGGCGGTCGAGCGGCCCGGAACCTCGTCGCCGCGTAGCCGTTGGTAGTAGTAATCCCACGCGCTTTTGAAGTCTTGCGCGTTAACGTCGCTCTCGAACATGACGCAATCGCGAAGCTGCAATTGGCAGAGCTTGAAAAGTTCCTGATCGTTCATACGTTCCCGCGCATGGAAGCGTAGAGCTCGCGATTGCCACAAATGACGGCGCGGTCTTGCATCGAGTAATCAATCGGCGCCGAGTGCTTGCGGGCGCCGCGCGCCGGCGCCGCGTTCTCGTGCGCCGCGAAGTGCTCGAGCGCGCGTGCTAGGTACTGCTCATGGGACGCTTGCACGGTCGTCGAGAAAACGTCTTGCGCGTTCGCTTGCTCTTTCACGCGGTAGCCGTTGAGCGAGTCGACGAGCAATTGATTGTTCTCGAGGTCCCACGGGTGCGGCGCCGTGTCGATGGCGAGCCGCGAGAGAAACGCTTGCGTTATGAGCATGCGCCGGCCGTCGGCGAGGTCGGGCGCGTGCGCGACGTTGAACACGCACAAGTCGGCAAAGAGCGCCGACCACACACTCGGCGCATTTTCTGGCGGGAGAATGTGCCGGCCGATCTTAAACGGGTACTTGCTCTCGACGACCGCCACGCAATCCGGTAGCGATTCGAAAAACCAAGACCGCGAGCCGACGCATAGAAAATCATCGCCGCGCGGCTGTACAAGCACGCACGACACGTTGACCGGCGCGAACTCCAAAGCCCATGCACAGAACACCGGGAAACGCGCATCGTACGACCTCACGCGCGGCCCTCGTGTTGCATCGCCGCGATTTGCTTCCCGTAGATCGCGCCGGCGCTCGAGGCCGTCGGCTCGCAATAAAATTCCTCGCGAATGAGCGCGTCGACGCGCGTCGCGTTGTCGTGATAGATCGGCATTAACGCCCGGCGCTCGGCCTCGACGTCGCTCGCCGAGACCACGGCCGAGCCGTCCTCGCGCCGCGTGTCGGCAATCGTTCGCACGTCGACATACCAGTCGGGCGACGTCATGAGCGAGCGCGCCATTGCGTAGGCGTGGTTTTTCCCTCGGTACGTCGTGATAAACGCGGCCCAACCGTTATTCTCGAGCAGAATCGGCATGATGTAGGGCCACGCGCGCGGGTCGCATAGCGCCCACTCGGAGAACAGCACGCCGCGCACGTTCGAGCCGACTAGGCGGTCGTAATTGTCCGAGCCGCAAAGTTGATAGGTCGACCCGTTCGCAAACCTCATGAACAAGTCTTGATCGTTCGGCTTTCCGCCGCGCATCGACCACGGAAACACGAGGTCGAGCAAGCGTTGCTCGGTTTGCGGGTCGACGCCGTTCCATATCGCGCGCTTTGCCTGTACCTGTAGCGGGTACAAGTGCCAGTAAGCGCCGACGACGCCGGCGTCGACCTCGTCGCGAATCAGCTCGAGGCCGGCGCGGTCTTTGCCGGCTCGGCGATGCCAGATCGCGAGGAAACGCTTACACGCGCCGCGCTCGGCTTTCCATCCGTTGCACGTCGCCGACGCGGCGACCTCGAGGCCGGCGCGCGCGTCGAACAGGTCCGACTGATAGTGGCGAGCACGCCAGCGCGGGACGGCGTCAGACGTCGGCGCGGGCGCGGGCGTAGCGGCGCGTTTAGCTCGCGGCAAGTGTGCTCCCGAACGCGACGGCCGACCGCCCAAACTGTCCCGACTCACGGTCGGCCGACGCGAGGCCGAGGATATTGCGGAAACTTTACAGAATACGCAAGCTCGGCGCGGGTGGGGACCTCGGAGTTTTCGCAATGTCAATCCGCTACATGGGGACCGTTTGGGACGTGCTCACGCATCTATCGGGACCCGAGACGCTTGTGTTGCTCGCGCTCGCGGACTTCGCGTCCGACGACACGCGCGAATGCTGGCCGAGTATGCGAACGATTGCCCGGCGCGCCCGCGTCGACGAGCGTAGCGCGCGCCGCATCATTCGCCGGCTCGAGCGCCGCGAGCTGCTCGAGGTCGCGCTCGGCGGCCATCAATACGGCGTCGACACCGCGAGCCGCTACCGGCTCAAATTTGCCTATGACGGCGAGCACTTAAAGGCGCCCGAGCCGAAGTTATCCCCAAGGGGGACCGCCGGTCCCCCTACTAAGCGCACAAGGGGGACCGTAGATGCCGCAAGGGGGACCGTACGACCCCCCCAAGGGGGACCGTACGACCCCCCCATCCGTAATATGAACCGTCATAGAACCAAAGACGCGCGCGCGCGCGAAGAGCGTTTAAAAAACGCCTCGGAGAAAAACAAAGACGTACAATCGCTCCGCGACATACTCGAGCAAGCCCGCAAGCGTGACGAAAAAAAACCATGAGCGGCGCACGTTGGACCGAAGAACAGCTCGCGGACTATGAGCGACGAAACAAGCGCGACGCACGGCCATTGGGCTCACACGGCCTACCCACGGCGAGCCGAAACGCTCACGACAAAGCAACGCCTCGCCGAGCTGCGCCGTCGCGCCTCGAAAGCACACTCGCGGGAAACTTCGCGGCAATGCAGCTCGCCGCCGAGTCGCAATACCGATTCCATCCCGAGCGACGCTGGCGCCTCGACTTCGCGTTTCCCGACGTGAAAGTCGGCGTCGAGATTGACGGCGGGATTTTTGCGGCCGAGAACGGCGAGACGGCCGGCAAGCACGCGCGCGGCGCCGGGCGTTGCGCAGACTTCGAAAAAAGAAACGCGGCGGCCGAGCTAGGCTGGGTTGTGCTTTGCTACGGGCCGCCGCAAGTGAGGTCGGGTGAGGCCGCAATCCAAGTCGAGCGCGTCGTACTAGCGCGGCGGAAAGCCCCGTTCCTCACGCGCGAGATCGACGGCCTCGAGCCGGTCGGCAATGGCCGCGATCACGCGCCAAAGCGTTAGCTCGCGGTCCTCGTCGCGCTTGAGCTGCATACCGAGCGCGATACACGTCGAGTGCGCGAGCTGCTCGATGCGCGCGTCGTGATCGCCTTTCACGACTTCACGACCGGGACGATTACGCCGGCTTCGAGCGCCCGCGCCATGCCCGCCTGTATCTCGGCCATTACCCAAATTTGATCGGGACCCGAGCGCACGCCCGGGTGCGTTTCCTCGACCTTGTCGAGAAACCAGCCTACGACCGTCCCGACCATAAACCCGAGGCCGCGCGGATCGGCCATAAAGCCGTCGCTCGTAATCTCGACCGAGATCGCGCCTTGCGCGCCAGTCTCGTCGACGGCCGCGCCGCATTCGACCGTGAATTTTCCTTGGGCCATTGCTCTCATGGCGTTACCTCTTTTTGTTGTTGTAGGGCGTTGTCGAGCGCGCGCCCGAGAATGAACGCGAGCGCGCCTTTGTCGTCGAGGCCGCGTATGCGCGCGAACGTGCGCGCCGCGTCGAGCGGCGTCACGCCGAAAGCGTCCATGATCGCGCGCACGCGCTCGAGGTCGTCGCGGTGATACTGCCAGCCGCCCGACCGGGCGGTTAAGGCGCCCGGTCGGTTGCCGCTCCGGCGGGTGATAAACCCGCCGAGCAGCTCGTTTAGGTGTTTCGGCGTGCAAGGCTTCAGGTACAGCGCGGCCGTGCGCGCGTCGCTCCATTCGGCGAGGTACGTCATGACCCGACCTCGTCGTTGCGCGGATAGAGGGACTCTTGCGCTTCGTGGTCGCGGTCGTCGCGCTTGTCGGCGGCGGCGGCGGCGGCCACGCGCGCCCCGCGCGTGCTCGCGGCAACCATCGACCTATGCAGCCGGTCGTAAACGTCGCCGCTCAACAAGTCGTAGGCCGTCGAAATGCACACGAAGATTTGCGAGAGGTCGGTAAGATGCTGCGCCGTTTCCGCCGCCGTGTGCACGCCGAGGCTGTACTTAATTTCGCGCTCGATGATTGCATTCATGACGCGCTCGAGTTCCTTTTTGCGTTCCGGTGTCATGACGGCACCCCCGCGCAGTCGACGAGCACTTTCGGCTCGGGGGAGTGCCAATTGCGGAATTGGCGAAAGAGGCGCACGCGCTCTTTGCCGATCATGTGAACGTGCGGCCGGCCAAGATGCGCCGCGCGTATTTCGGACTCGACCGCGTCGCGCCCGTGCGCCTTGACCGCGTCGCGAATCCACGCGAACAGCTCGGCCAGCTCGGCGCTATCCATTCGCTCGGCGCAGTTCGGATTGACCGGGATCGCCGTCCTCTCGACGTGGTTGCACACGTCGCACTCGTCGGCGACGGCGCGCTCACTGCCGGCAATGTCGCGGCCGAGCTTGACCTGACGGTGATATTCCTCGAGACGGTGTGCCTCGCACGTTACGACCGGGCGCTCGACGCCGCCTTTCGCGTACCAAGTAAGTGTGTTCATACATGCTCCAAAATGGTTTAGAATCGGGACGGTTCAAACTATACCCGTAACCGACTCCATAGTCGATACCCTATAGGTGAAAGCGTGACGGGATCGACACCCCAATTCGGCCGATTTAAACGCGATATGAGCCACGCAAGCCGCCCCCGCGACGACCGTAGCGGCCCGGTCGAGTAGTCGCCTCGGAGTGCAATATGCGGGTGATCGTGCATAAAAATAAACCCGAACGCCGTCAGACACTTACACTTGTTGCAGGGTGCAATCAAATGAAATTTCCCGACCACAACCCTATGCCTAATGTCAAGAGGCGAAAGAGCGACATTATCCTTGACAAAGCCGAAAGCGCGGCGCCGTTAGTTATCGGTCTGGTCGCGTTTTGGTTAGCATCGCTATACATCATTTTCTATCTAACGCGGTGATCGCCGAGCGCGCGGTCTGTATCGGTACGTCGTGCTCAATTGGACGCACGCGCCGCGCCGTCGCCGACAAGCACTTTTCGGAGCGCGGCGAGTTCGTTGCACTATGCAACGGCGTGCAATGGGTCGACGCCGAGCCCGTGCGCGACGTCCCGCCCGGTATCCGTGTCCCGGCCCCGCAGTTTTGGTCGCATTATCAAACGGTTAGGCGCGAGGTCCGACGCGCTCTCGCCGACAAGTTAGCGTCGCTAATGATGCTCGAGAACGACGTGTTGCTCGAGCCGAACATCGCGCCGGCGGTCGTCGAGCTGCTCGCGGCAATCGAACGCGCTCGAGTGCAAGCGCCGCTAGTGATAATGCTCGGCGGGAAAAACAAGGTGCGCCCGTTGCGTCACGTCGGCTTCGTGCGGTGTCTCGACACGACGACGAGTCATGCCGTGCTGTTCACGCGCGCCGGCCTCGAGCTAGTCGACGAGATACTCGGCGACGCTAAGTACCTCGAGCGAATGGCGCCGCGCCTAAACGTGCTCGACCAAGTGCTCGGGTCGCGAATGGCGTCGGACCTGATAACGTACGGCCCGGAAATAAAATGGTTAGCTCATCAAAGAATCGGGCGCTCGTCCATGACGGGCCATGATTACCAGCCCGGACTGTTCCCGGGAGTGATAACAAAGCCCGACGTGTGGAACTGGTCAGAAGTCAAGCTATAAAGTGTGACGCCGGCCCCTTGACAAGGCCGCCGGCGAAGTGATACGGTCGCCGAACCGCTCCGGTCCTTGCGCTACTGCGTCCCTGGCGGTCCTTGTAGCACAAGGAGCCGGAGCGGTTCGGCGA